GATGGAACTTCTGAGTTTGAGGTCGGTATTGGAACTGTAACAGATGCATCACCTGATACACTTTCTAGAGATACCGTTATCTCCTCTTCAAACTCTGATAACAAAGTGGATTTTACAGCAGGAACTAAAACTGTATTTTGTACTTATCCTGCAAAACGTGCACCGTCTGCAAGTATGACAGCTACAACTTACGTAACAACACACTCTTCAACAATTTCTGATACACAAACAATGGATTCAGGAGTTTTAGCAGGACCAGTGACTGTATCAGGAACTGTAACAGTAACAGGTAATTTGGTAATTATATAATGAGTACAATAGAAGTAGATAAGATACAGCCACAATCAGGAACTAATTTACAGATTGGTGAAGCTGGTGATAGTTTAACATTTCAAAATGATGTTATTCCAAATTCTGCTCTAGCAAATGCAACTATTACAATTAATGGTGTTGCTGTAAACTTAGGTGGATCAGCTACAATACCAACTGAAACACAACCGGTCATATCTAGTTTTACACCAACAGTTATAGATGCAGATGTAGGTGGCACAATAACTATTACAGGACAAAATTTTTCAGCAATACCAAAAGTAGAATTACAAAGAGCAAACGGTGCTTTTCAATCTGCAACATCAGTTACTTTTTCAAGTGCAACATCTATTTCATTTACAACAGGTACAGCTGGTTTAACAAACGGACAAAACGTTAGAATTTTAGTTACAAATCCAGATGGTAATGCAGCTAGAAGTTCATCAGATTTAGTTGTATCAGATGGCCCAGTTTTTCAAACTACAAGTTTACCTAACGGAGAATCAAATCAATCTTATTCACAAAACATAGATGTTACAGGAGATAGTGCTGTAACAATAAGCACGACTGTTGTATCAGGAGCATTACCTGCTGGCATAACTATTGGATCAACAACTAATCCAAGCGGCTCTACATATAGGGCAGTAATATCAGGAACAATGCCAACTATCTCAGGTCAAACTGTATATAGTTTTACTGTTAGAGCAACAGATGCTCAAGGTCAAACTACAGATCAAGCGTTGTCAATTACGTCAACTGCTGGTATACAAAACTCTGGAGGATTCTGTTAATGGCATCAGCATATTTAGAACGACAACTAGAAGCAGGTAGTAATGGTAGAACATTTACTTATTCTGTATGGTTTAAATTAGCTAACTTGGATGGTAATCATACTATTATTGGATTAAGTAGCGATAATAATAGTACGAAGTATGTTGAAGCATGTGTAAAATCTAATCATAAAATGGATGTTCAACTTCGTAATGGAACATCTGGAGATAATGGAACTTATTTAAGAAGAAGAACAAATAGATTATTTAGGGATACCAATGCTTGGTATCATTTTGTTTTAAGAGTTGATAGCACACAAGCATCAGCATCAGATAGAATAAGAATTTATATTAATGGAGAACAGGAAACAGATATTGATGCTGATGGCACACCAGCTATGCCACAAAATTTTGTTTCTGATTTAAACAATACTGGTGCCGACCATAGATTAGGTCGAGGTGGAGGTAGTTCTAGTTTTTATATGGATGGTCAATTAGCTCATTTTCATTTAGCAGATGGTCAAAGTTATGCACCATCAACTTTTGGAGAAACAGATGCAACGACTGGAGAATGGAAACCAAAATCTGATCCAGGAATATCAGCTTCTGATTATGGTACAAACGGATTCTTTTTAAAATTTGATAACTCAGGAAACATGGGTTTAGATTCATCTGGTAATTCTCACAATTTTACAACAAGTGGTACAATACTACAATACAAAGACACGCCATCAAACGTAATGCCACAATTAAATTATAATGATAAATACGCAGCAACAATATCAAATGCTGGTCAAACAGTTACAAATGAAAACAATAATGCAACAGGAGTTATGTCTACAATGGCAGTGGCTACTGGAAAATGGTATTGGGAGGCAAAAGTAAAAGATACAGCATCGGATACTTTTAATGTTGGAATGAGAAAAACAGGTTTAAAAAACTATAACGTATCCAACTGGACTTATTCTACTAATTCTTTTGTTTACGCTGTTAATGGGTATATTTACAAAGACGGTAGTCAAAGTACAAATACAGGAGCAACAGCAGCTGTTGGAGATATTATAGGTTTTATAGTAGACATGGATGCAGGAACTGTAAAATTGCAAAAAAATGGTTCTGACATTTATTCTGGTAATGCAGTGGTAACAGGTTTAAATACAGGTGATTATTGGCATGTAGTGCAAGGTGCATCTCAAGCATCAGTAGATTTTAATTTTGGTAATGGTTATTTTGGAACTACAGCCATAACATCAGCAGGCAGTAATGGTAATGGTCTTTTGTTTGAATACGATGTACCATCAGGACATTACGGAATATCAACTAAAAATATATCGGGGAATTCATAATGGCAAATTATACTGGAGTAAATAAATCTACAACTTATTTTAATACAGTTTTATATACAGGTAATGCAACAGATAACAGAACAGTTACTGGAGTAGGATTTCAACCTGATTGGTTGTGGGTAAAAAATAGAGCAGATACTGAACAACATAGATTACAAGACGTTGTTAGAGGAGCTACTAAAAATATAAAATCTTCTGGTAATGGAGCTGAAGAAACAACTTCTACTAATGTAAAAAGTTTTGATAGTGATGGTTTTACATTAGGTACAGATAACGCTGTTAACGGAAACAGTGACAACATGGTTTCTTGGAGCTGGAAAGCAGGTGGAGCAGGTTCATCAAATTCAAGTGGTTCAGTAAGTTCAACTGTATCTGCAAATACTACTGCTGGGTTTTCTATTTGTAAATTTAGTTTTCCTGGTTCTGGTAATTTTACTGTTGGACATGGTTTAGGAGTTGCTCCTGACGTAGTTTTAATGAAAGGTTTAGGCACTGCTAATTGGCAAATGTATCATTCGGCATTAGGAAATACTAAAAATATTCAACTTAATTATGCAGCTGCATCAAGTTCTGCTGCTAACTGGTGGAATAGCACATCTCCTACTTCTACTGTATTTAGTGTTGGTTCAGATTTAGTTGAATCAGGTCAAGATGGAATCGCTTATTGCTTTGCAGCAAAACAAGGTTATTCTAAATTTGGAAAATGGATAGGCAATGGTAATGCTGATGGAACATTTATTTATACTGGCTTTGCTCCAAAATGGTTACTTTTAAAAAAAGATGGTAATGATGGTTGGTGGTTAATAGATGACAAAATGGCCAATGTTCTTCCAAACCCTAACGCAAGGATGTTAGTAGCAAATACAAGTGGAGCAGATAATGCAAGTGTCTCTCCTTTTATAGATATTTATTCTAATGGTTTTAAATTAAGATCAAACTGGTCAGGAATCAATGCTGATGGAAGTGATTATATTTATTTAGCAATTGGTCAAACTATAGTAGGAACCAATAACGTAGCGACGGTAGGAAGATAATGAGTGAAGTAAAAGTAAATAAAATTAGTCCAAGATCAGGGACAACAGTACAACTAGGAGATAGTGGTGATAC